GGAGTCAAATAGATTATTCTTTATTTTCTGGGAAGCTTGTAAGGCAGATTCACGATCCTATGGGATGTGTTACCTTAAGAACAGGCGTTCCGGGTTTTCTTTCATGGCCTCAGGAGAGGTGGTTAACCTGGCAACCATATCAAGTGACAGTAGGTATGGTATATTATCCAAGTCCGGTCCTGATGCAAAGAAGATGTTCACAGATAAGGTGGTACCCATATCAGTTAATTATCCCTTCTTTTTCAAGCCGACCCAGGACGGAATGGACCGTCCAAAGACCGAACTTGCCTACCGTGTCCCCGCCTCCAAATTTACCAGACGCTCCATCACCATTACCACCGATGCCAACGAAACCTTACAACAGGAATTACAGGGACTTGACACCACCATCGATTGGAAGAACACCGGTGATAACTCCTACGATGGGGAGAAACTCAAGCTCCTCGTCCATGATGAATCGGGGAAGTGGGAGAAGCCCAACAACATCCTCAACAACTGGAGGGTTACGAAAACCACATTAAGATTAGGTAGTAGAATTATTGGCAAATGCATGATGGGATCAACATCAAACGCTTTAGATAAAGGTGGTAGAAACTTTAAAAAATTATATGATGAATCAGATGTTACTAAAAGAAACCGCAACGGACAGACTAGTTCGGGATTATATAGTTTGTTCATACCTATGGAATGGAACTACGAAGGATACATTGATTCTTATGGCTTACCTGTCTTCGAAACTCCCGACACAGAAGTACTTGGACCACAAGGCGAGTCTATCGACCTTGGGGTTATTGAATACTGGGAAAATGAAGTCGATGGCTTAAAAGATAATCAAGATGCTTTAAATGAGTTTTATAGACAATTTCCAAGAACTACAAAACACGCATTTAGAGATGAATCTAAATCTTCTTTATTTAATCTAACAAAAATATATCAACAAATAGATTTTAACGAAGATCAAAACAATAAAACATTAGTTACACAGGGTAATTTTATGTGGGAGAAAGGAATTAAAGACACAAGAGTAGTATTTTTTCCTAGCAATCAAGGTAGATTTTATGTAACTTGGGTTCCTGATAAAAATTTACAAAATAGATACATAGAAAGAAATGGTATTAAATACCCTGGTAATGATCATATAGGAGCTTTTGGCTGTGATCCATATGATATATCAGGTACAGTAGATAAACGAGGTTCTAATGGAGCATTACACGGACTTACAAAGTTTAGTATGGAAAACGCACCAGCTGATCACTTTTTTTTAGAATACATAGCAAGACCTCAAACTGCTGAAATATTTTTTGAAGATGTATTAATGGCTTGTGTATTTTACGGTATGCCAATACTTGCAGAAAATAATAAACCAAGACTTTTATATCACTTTAAACGTAGAGGTTATAGAGGTTTTGCAATGAATAGACCTGATAAACTTAGAAATAAATTATCAGTTACTGAAAGAGAAATAGGTGGTATACCTAATTCTAGTGAAGATATAAAACAAGCTCATGCTGCTGCTATTGAATCTTATATTGAAACAACCGTAGGATTTAATGGTGATACTTATGGTGACGTTTATTTTCAACGTACACTTGAAGACTGGGCTGCTTTTGATATAAATAATAGAACAACACATGATGCTTCTATTAGTTCTGGTCTTGCTTTAATGGCGTGTAATAAAAATAGATACGCTCCAGTAAGCAGAAGAAAGCGAGATCCAATTGATCTTGGAATTAAAAAATATGATAATCGAGGTTCGTTATCAAAAATAATTAAGTAAATGAATATATATACAAATGCCTATAGCGCTTTTCCTAGCCAAGTTGTGCCGGATGCAGAAAAATCTTCTTTTGAGTATGGAAGACAAGTAGCACAAGCTATTGAAGGCGAGTGGTGGAGACAAGGTGGTAATGGCACTAGATTTGCTACATCATTTAATAGGTTTCATAGTTTAAGATTATACGCAAGAGGTGAGCAACCAGTTCAAAAATATAAAGATGAATTAGCTATCAATGGTGATATGTCTTATTTAAATTTAGACTGGAAACCAGTTCCTGTAATATCTAAATTTGTAGATATAGTGGTAAATGGTTTATCTAATAAATCTTTTGAAATAAAAGCATTTGCACAAGATCCAGTATCTTTAAAAAAGCGAACTGATTATGCTAATGCTATTATGCATGACATGTTAGCTCAACCTTATTTACAAAACCTAGAATCTAATTTAGGTGTAAATAATTATAAAAGTACAACACCAACAGCTTTACCAGAGAATCAAGAAGAGCTAGATCTTCACATGCAGTTAAGCTATAAACAATCTATAGAAATAGCTGAAGAAGAAGTTATAGATAATACTCTTGCTAAAAATAGATTTGAAAATATAAAGAAAAGATTTAATTATGATTTAGTTACATTAGGTATTGGTGCTGTTAAAACAGACTGGAATTTAGCTAATGGTGTAACAGTTGATTATGTAGACCCAGCAAGATTAATATATTCTTACACAGAAGATCCAAATTTTGAAGATATATATTATGTAGGTGAGGTAAAGCAATTAACTATAGGTGAAATTGCTAAAAAGTTTCCACACCTAACTGATGAGCAATTAGATAAAATACAAAAAACAAAAGGTATTAGAAACCAATTATATGGTTGGCAGACATACGATGAAAATACTATACAAGTTTTATTTTTTGAATATAAAACTTATAATACTCAAGTATTTAAAATTAAACAAGGACAAAATGGTTTAGAAAAAGCTATTGAAAAGCCAGATACATTTAATCCTGAACCTAGTGATAATTTTGAAAGAGTCGGTAGAAAAATAGAAGTATTATATGAGGGTGTAAAAGTAATAGGTAACAACGAGCTTATTGAGTGGAGGTTGTCTGAAAATATGACTAGACCTTTTGCTGATACTACAAAAGTAGAAATGAGTTACGCTATATGTGCGCCTCGTATGTATAAAGGTAGGATAGATTCTATAGTAAACAGAATAACTGGGTTTGCTGATATGATACAGTTAACACATTTAAAACTACAACAAGTCATGTCGCGTATGGTACCAGATGGTGTTTACTTAGATATGGACGGTCTTGCTGAAGTGGATTTAGGTAATGGTACTAATTATAATCCAGCAGAAGCATTAAACATGTATTTTCAAACTGGTAGTATCGTTGGTAGATCACTAACTCAAGAAGGTGATATGAATCCTGGTAAAGTTCCTATTCAAGAATTACAAACATCTAGTGGTCAAGGTAAAATACAAAGTTTAATTAGTACTTATCAATATTATTTACAGTTAATAAGAGATGTGACCGGGTTAAATGAAGCTAGAGATGGTAGTATGCCAGATAAAGACTCTTTAGTAGGTTTACAAAAAATGGCTGCTAATGCATCCAATACAGCTACAAAACATATATTACAAGCTAGTTTATGGCTTACGCTTAGAACATGTGAAAATATATCTTTAAAAGTAGCTGATTCATTAAGTTATCCTTTAACTTTAAATTCTCTTAAAAGTTCTATATCTACTTATAACGTAGGTACTTTACAAGAAATAGGAAACTTAAATTTACATGACTTTGGTTTATACTTACAATTAGAACCAGAAGAAGAAGAAAAAGCACAGCTTGAACAAAATATTCAAATGGCTCTTCAGCAAGGTGGTATAGATTTAGAAGATGCTATAGACATAAGACAGATTCATAATTTAAAACTTGCTAATGATTTATTAAAGCAAAAACGTAAAAAACGTCAAGCTATGGAGCAGCAGCAAGCTCAAATGAATATTCAAGCACAAGCAGATGCTAATGCACAAACTGCTGAAAGAGCTGCTATGGCTGAAGTACAAAAACAAGAAGCTTTATCTGCTCAAAATTTAAATTACGAAAAAGCTAAAAGTCAATTCGATATACAACGAATGCAAGTTGCTTCTCAAATTAAACAACAAGAGATGCAAATTCAATTTGATTTTGATAAACAACTAAAAGAAATGGAAGTTGATCAAATGATACAGCGTGAAAAGTATATTGAAGATCGTAAAGATAATAGAACCAAATTAGAAGGAACTCAACAGAGTAAAATGATAGATCAAAGAAAATTTGATTTATTACCTACTAATTTCCAACAAAACCAATAACTAATTTTATAATATTTTATTATGTCAGAAAAAGAAACAAAGAAGCCTGAGGTGACTAAAGAGGTCAAATCAGAAGGTGGAGATATGAAAATTAAATCAAAGCCAAAAGTAAAAAAGTTTAGCGAAAAGAAAAACGAACCTGTAAAGGTAGATCTAAGTAAAGATCCTAATGTTAAACTTGAAGAAGATATTAAAGTAGATTTAACTAAAAAACAAGAAGACGATGCCATTCAAATCGGAGAAACAAAGGAGGTACCTGTGGGCAACAAACCCGAAACTGGCAAAAAAGTGGACGAAGAAGTACGGGTCAGCAATACAGATGAAGTACAAAAGCCCAACTCGCCTCTTGTCGAAGTTACCGAAGAGTCCAAACCAGAAGTAAAAAAACTAGAGCAAGAAGTAAAAGAAGCTAAAAGAGATGAACAAGTATTAGGTAAAAAATTACCTGAAAATGTTGAAAAACTAGTTACTTTTATGGAAGAAACTGGTGGTACAGTTGAAGACTATGTAAGATTAAATGCTGATTATTCAAAAGTAAACGATGATGTTTTATTAAAAGAATACTACAAGCAAACAAAACCTCATTTAAATGACGAAGAAGTTTCATTCATTATGGAAGAAAGTTTTAGTTATGACGATGATGTTGATGAACAGCGAGACATCAAGAAAAAACAACTCGCTAAAAAAGAGGCTATAGCAGAAGCTAAAGACTTTTTAGAGGAATTGAAAGAACAATACTACGATGAAATTAAACTACGTCCAGGTATTAATCAAGAACAACAAAAAGCTTTAGATTTTTTTAACCGTTATAGCCAAGAACAAGAAATAGCTACGCAAAGGCATGAAACTTTTGTAAATGATACTAAGCAACTATTTACCGATGAATTCAAAGGTTTTGATTTCGAAGTTGGTGAAAAGAAGTTTAGATACGGTATAAAAGATCCTAGCTCAATTGCAGAAAATCAATCAAACATTAACAACTTCGTCGAGAGGTTCTTAGACAATGAAGGCAATGTTAAAGATACGAAAGGTTATCACAAAGCTATGTACGCTGCTCAGAATATAGACAAAATAGTAAATCATTTTTACGAGCAAGGCAAAACTGATGGAATTAAAACTGTAATGGATAATTCAAAAAATCCCACAACAGCTACTCGTGAGACAGCTGGCGGTGATATTTTTATTGGTGGTCTTAAAGTTAAAGCTATTGACGGAGTAGACAGTTCAAAACTTAGAATAAAACGAAGTAAATTTAACAATTAAAACTATTTAAAATGGGTGTATTAAGTCCTCAGTTCGGGAGTCTTATACCATCGCCTAAAAAACAAACTTTAGTAGACAACTACTTAAATTTTGCTGACGGTGGAGGTAATGATTTCGCGCAACAATATCTACCTGAAATATATGAAGCCGAGGTAGAACGTTATGGAAACAGAACGATTGGAGGCTTCTTAAGAATGGTTGGTGCTGAAATGCCAATGATGTCTGACCAAGTTGTATGGTCTGAACAAAACAGATTACATATCTCTTATGATAATGTATCAGTTTCTGGTTCAGGTGCAAACAACGGTAGTAGATTAACTATCGTAGGTGCAGACAACGCGGTATTTATTAACCAAACAATCGTAATTATGGATCCAAATGATCCTTCATTTACTGTAAAATGTATCGTTTCTGATTCAGGTGCAAACACTGGTTCAGCATTAGGTGCTTTAGTTATCGACGCTGTTCCTTATACTAGAGCTAAAATTAATGCTAATGTAGCCGCTGGTATGACTGGATTAAAAATGTTTGTTTATGGTTCTGAATTTGGAAAAGGATCTACATTAGATAACTCTACAGGTCAATCTGTTGAGCCACAACTATCTGTATTTAGCAACAAACCAATTATTATTAGAGATAGATACGCGGTATCTGGATCTGATACAGCACAAATCGGCTGGGTTGAAGTAGCTGCTGAAGATGGAACTTCTGGATACTTATGGTATCTAAAAGCTGAAGGTGAAACTAGATTAAGATTTGAAGATTATTTAGAAATGGCAATGATCGAAGGTGAATTAGCTAATGGTGCACAAGCAACCGCTATACGTGGTGTTGCAGCTTTAGGTTTCCCTGGAACTGCTGGTGCTGGACAAATCGGTACTGAAGGTTTATTTGCTGCTATCAACAATGGCGGTAATGTACTTTCTGGATTTGCTGGTTCATTACAGGATTTTGATTCTGTATTACAATTACTAGATAGCCAAGGAGCTATTGAAGAGAATATGTTATTCTTAGACAGAAAAACTGAGTTATTATTTGATAACATGTTAGCACAACAAAACTCTTACGGAGCTGGTGGTACATCTTATGGTGTATTTGAAAACTCTGAAGACATGGCGCTTAACTTAGGTTTCTCTGGATTTAGAAGAGGTTCATATGACTTCTACAAGACTTCTTGGAAATACTTAAACGACGCTTCATTAAGAGGTGGATCTGCTAACTTTGTTAACGGTGACAATATCGATGGTGTATTAGTACCTGCTGGAACTTCTACAGTATACGATCAATTACTTGGAACAAACATTAGAAGACCTTTCTTACATGTAAGATATAGAGCTTCTCAAGCTGATGATAGAAGAATGAAATCTTGGCTAACAGGTTCTGTTGGTGGAGCATTTAGTTCTACATTAGACGCGATGGAAGTAAACTTCTTATCTGAAAGATGTTTATGTGTTCAAGCTAGAAATAATTTTGTATTATTTACAGCTTAATTTTTATATAGGTAAGGGCGCTTCGGCGCCCAATACCTTTAACTTATTTAATTATATTATATCATGACAAAAAAAGTAAAAGTAAACCCAGCTGAAGAAGGTTGGGAAATAAAAGATAGAACATATGTTTTAAGAGGTGACAAAAACCCTTTAACATATACAATAAAATCAAGACATACAGAAAAATATCCTCTGTTATATTTTGATACAAATAAAAACTCACAAAGAGCATTAAGATACGCTACAAATCAATCTTCTTGTTTTACAGATGAACAAAAAGGTGAAGTAACTTTAAAACATATTATGTTTACAGATGGTTCACTAACAGTTCCAAAACAAGAACAATCTTTACAAAAACTGCTTTCATTATATCACCCTGATAGAGACAAAAGATATAGAGAGCTTAAACCTTTGCAACAAGCAGAATATGAGGTTGATGAAATAGAATATCAAATTGAAGCATTAAATATAGCTAAAACGCTAGATGTAGATCAAGCAGAAGCAATATTAAGAACTGAAATTGGTTCTGAGGTAAACCAAATGGCTTCAAAAGAAATAAAAAGAGACTTGTTAAAATTCGCTAGAGATAACTCAAAATTATTTATTGAATTAGCTAACGATGAAAATGTACAGTTAAGAAACTTTGGTATCAAAGCTGTAGAACAAGGTTTAATACAATTAGCTAACGATCAAAGAAGTTTTACTATCGGTAAAAACAAAAGAAAACTATTTAGTGTTCCTTTTGACGAGAACCCATACGCAGCATTAGCAGCTTGGTTTAAGACTGATGAAGGAGTAGAAATTTATAAGAGCGTAGCTAAAAAGCTTATTTAACAATAAAAATAGATTATAATGGCAATAAATGTTGATACTGTATACAAAACAGTTTTATTAATACTTAACCAACAACAAAGAGGATATATGACACCTGATGAATTCAACAGAGTTGGTACTCAGGTGCAGTTAAATATATTTCAAGGTTATTTTGATGCACTTAATCAACAATATAGATTGCCTCAAAACGATACTGAATATGCTAACCGTGTTGAAAACATAGAAAAGCAATTACAGTATTTTCAAAGAACTGGAACCGTAGCTTATGTTGCAGGACCACCTGCTCATTACACTTTAGCAGCTGACGGTACAGATGTAATATACAGATTAGGCTCTGTTTTTTATAAAGAAGCAGAGCTTACTCAGTATGCTCAAAGAAACGAAATAACTCAGTTATTATTATCTCCACTAACTCAACCCACAAGTAATTTTCCAATATATTTATATGAGAAAGATAAGATATTTGTATATCCTACAACACTTGTAAGCGCTAATGAACGTCCAAATGTAACTATTTCTTATATTGCTAAGCCATTGGATATAGAGTGGAACTATACAATTGGTGGTGTTGGTCAATATTTATACAACTCTGTTACATCAGTTGATTTTGATTTAAGTGTATCAGAGCAAACAAATGTTATAATACAAATACTAGCGTACGCAGGAGTAATAATAAATGATCCTACCATTATACAGGTAGCACAAATGGAACAACAACAAGAACAACAAACGCAAAACTCATAACACATGCCTAAACCAGATGGCGGATTAATCCGTGAAAATAATTTTCAGTATTACGCCGGAGCGCAGATATTATATACATCAGTAGCTGCAACTACTGTATATGATTTTACATTTAACACTAAGTTAGCTTTAGGTAGCACAACAAGTTACGCAACTACAGATCCTGATTACACACTTAATAACTTCCAAATATATACTAGTCCTAATGGTATAAGTAACTGGACTGAGTATACAACAGCTTATGTAATAACTTATATAGAGCAAGGTTATAGAACAACAAGTAGAGTTACGTTAGGAGCTGGTCAAGGAATAGGTACTTATGTAAAAGTACAATTAAAAGAAGGTGCTGTTGAGAATAACTATGGTGGTTATGAATATATAAAATTAAGAGAAATAATAAATAATTTTATAGTTGGATATGTAGGTCAAGATAAATTAATACCTAGAGTTAATAGAACAGATGTTATTTTTCATGCTAAAAGAGGTTTACAAGAGTTTAGCTATGACACTTTAAAAAGTATAAAATCTCAAGAATTAACAATACCAGATAGCCTTTCATTAACAATACCGCAAGATTATGTTAATTATGTTAAATTATCTTGGGTAGATGGTAATGGTGTAAAACACACTATATATCCTACACAGTTAACAAGTAGTCCATGGGAATCACCAGTTCAAGCAGCTGATGGTGAAATAGTGCAAGATAATTTTGGAGACAATATTGAAGGTACTTCACAGATAAACGAAAAATGGCAGAAATCAAATCCAAGTAATATAACAGGTTTATATCCTAATGATTATACAAATCCAGATTTATTTATGTATGATTGGTGGGGTGAACCGGGTGGTCCTTTTGCCTGGTATGGTCAAAGATATGGTGGCGATCCAGTAAACATGCAAATGAACGGTTGGTTTAATATTGATTATAAAAGAGGTACTTTTAATTTTTCAAGTGATTTAAGTCAAAAACTTATTATATTAGAATATATTTCTGATGGACTTGCATACGATTTAGATACTAAAGTTCCTAAGCTAGCTGAAGAAGCTATGTATCAGCATTTACTATATAGTATAATGTCAACTAGAACAGCTACTGCAGCTATTGCACCACAATATAAAAAACAAAGATATGCAGCTTTACGTAATGCTAAAATTAGATTATCTAATATTAAGTTAGATGAAATCGTACAAGTTATGCGTAACAAATCTAAATGGATAAAACATTAATACATGGCACAGATTAAAAATGCTTTTTTAAAAGGCAAAATGAATCAAGACCTTGACTCTCGTATCATACCTAACGGTGAATACAGAGAAGCCATAAACTTACAAATTAGTAGATCTGAAAGTGATACTGTGGGTGAGTTTGAAAATGTTTTAGGTAATACAGAATTATTTGATACTGGTGGTAGTAAAAAAATAATAGGTTATGTTACTAATGAAAGTGAAAATTTAATATATGTTTTTGCTACAGATTATAATAATGCAGCTGGTGTTAGAGCTACTAACAGTGCTAACATGGGGATATATAGATATGATGTTGATGCTGACAACTTAACCACGTTAGTATCAGGTCATTTTTTAAATTTTAATCAATCATTTCCTATACATGGAGCTAACTTAGTTCAAGAATTATTATTTTTTACAGATAATTTAAATCAACCTAGAAAAATAAATGTAAATAAAGCTTACTCTGATAGTAGTCATTATAGTAATGAAGATCAAATATCTGTAGCTAAATTTTATCCATGGGATAAAATAAAAATATATCAAGAGTTTGCTACTAGAGCTAACGGAGCAGTAAACAATAGTCCAACACTAGTGATAGATGATAATACTAGTAACGTTTTACCAGGAGATGTTTTAGTTAATCAAGAAAGAGGAACTACTTTTAATGCTGTTTCAGATATAACAGATTTAATAACAATATTAGGTATAGTTGATGCAAATACGGTGATATTATCAAAAGCTATAACAGTTAGTAATGGAGAGAAATTAAAATTTATGAGAGTAACAGCTCAAAATAAATCTAATCCATACCTAGCTAATCACACTACGCCTAGTGTTTTAGCCAACAAAATAGATAACGCTGCTAAAACAATAACATACACACAGTCTCGTAGTGAAGCAATACCTAGAGTTGGTGATTCAGTTGTTTGTACTACTGTAGGTCAGGAGACAAAAATACCAGCTGGCACGACAATAGTTGGCGTAGCTGCTAATTATTCTACACTTACTACTTGGGAATATGTTATAACTGTTTCAAAAACAATGACTTTTGCTCAACCTAATACACCAGTGGCTTTACGTATAGGAGACAATCCTTTTTACGATGCTAATTGGAAAGGTGATGCAGCTTTACTAGATGACAAGTTTGTAAGATTTAGTTATAGGTATCAATTTGAAGACAATGAATATTCGTTAATGGCTCCGTTTTCACAACCTATATTTATTCCTAAGCACCACAGTGAATTTGGTGCTGGACCACAAACTGATAATACAAAAGGACCTTTAATAGGTGACATGGATAATACTTATAAATCTACTATAATAACTTGGTTTGAAAACAATGTAGATAATATAGCTTTAAAAGTTCCTACTTATTATAGAACACCTGCAGATATACAAACAGGATTAAAAGTTAAAGCAATAGATGTTTTATATAAAGAATCAGACGCTTTAGCTGTTAAAGTTTTAGATACAATAGAATTAAGTTCTTTACCTCAACAAGTCGGGTTTCCAAACTTAGTATCTAATGATTTAATTTATGGAGCTAATGTAAGTTGGTATTATTACGAGTATCAATATAAGTCTTCTAAACCATATAAAACATTACCAGAAGGTCAAACAACAAGAGTATATGATAAAGTTCCTATAAAAGCTTTAGGTCAAGAATTAATAAGTAATAGAGTTGTTTATGGAAACTATGTTGATAAGCATACTGGTCCTGATTCTATAGATTATAGCGTTAGTGTTCAAGAAAAGTCTGCAAAATTTAACAATCTAGTAGAATATCCCTACCACACGTTAAAACATAATAGAACTTATCAAGTAGGTTTTATATTAGCAGATAAATTTGGTAGACAATCAGATGTAATTTTATCATCTTATGATAATGATCCTACAACAGAAGGTTCTACTGTTTTTGCTTCTTATAAAACTAGAGCTGAAGCAGCTGCTGGTGGAGCTGAACCTGTGTTTGATTGGATAGGTGATGCTTTAAATATTAGATTAAATACTCAAATAGGTGTAATAGCAAATCCACCTTCAGCATCTGGAGAACCTGGAATATATAGCGCAACTAACCCGCTAGGTTGGTATTCATATAAAATAGTTGTAAAACAACAAGAGCAAGAATATTACAATGTTTATTTACCTGGTTTTGTATCAGGTGATCCTATAAAAACTGGTAACACAGAATCAGAAAAATATTCGTATTCTATATTGTTAAGTGATAATATAAACAAAGTACCTAGAGATTTACAAGAAGTAGGTCCTAATGATACGGATTTTGCTAGTAGTGAAATATTAACTATTAGAGTAAATAATCCTAATATAAATAACGCTGCTGGTAGACCAGCTGGTTTTCCACAAACAGAAGATCCTTGGAATAATCAATATTATCCTAACTTTTTATCACAAGAAGTTTTAGCTATTGGAACGGTTAGAGATTTAGAAGTTGCTGCAATACCTTTTGTAGCGAATGCTCCTCAAGGACCTTATGGTGCTACTGGAACTATTGAAGCTCCAGCAGGAACTATAACACCTACGGCTATAGGTTCAATACCATGGGGAGCTTCTCCAGGTATACAACCTTTTTACAACTCTGATTTAAACCCATTTGTAATGAAAATTGATACTACTGAAAACGGTAGTACTCCAATAAGCGCTGGAACTACAATACCTGGTCAAGTTGGCGCAGAGTGTTCTTCTAATATTCCTGGTAGTGGGCAAAAACTAATTACTATGCAACCGTTTTTAAGTGTTGCGGAAACTAAACCTGTTTTTTCTAGACTTGGTTTATTTTATGAAACAAATCAAGTAGGGTTAATATCTAGACTTAATGAAGTTATAAATGCTCAGTTTGGTGGAGCAGTTACAACAGAGGTTGCTAATTTAGATTTTGGTGAGAACTCTGCTCCAAACACACAATTAGGTTCTTGGAACGATGGTACTCAGCAAACAACCGGTACTAATTGGAATTTTGTAGACGGCGCGGGTACTCAAATAACTACAGGTACTATTACCGCTAGTATACTACAAGTAGTTGATCAAACTGGTGCAGATAGAACTAATGAAAATTTATTTAGATTAGCTGGTCCAATTGGAGGTAATAAAGAATTTCAACTATTTACTAATTCTGCAGCTCAAGGTAGCGCAGATAAATATTTTTGGTATAGTACTAATTCAGCAGACCCTGGTAACTCAACAGATATTTATACATTTACATTTACTGTAGATTATAACGATGGTGCTAGTGATTATAATTCTACCGTGTCAGGTTTAACAGCCACGCTACAAAACTGTGTACCAACATTTGGTAACTGTAGTAACCCATCTGCTGGTTCAATAACTACAGGTACTACAACTATAAAAACATTTACAGGTGGAACTAACGGAAGTGTTGATACAACGGGTAATCCTGCAAATAATACTAGAGAACTTGTTTATAGTTTAGATCCGTCAAACTCACAAGCTATACAAAATATATTTAGTGTAAGTAGCGCGGGTGTTATGACTGCTGGTGTAGGACAATTAGTTCAAAACACTACTTATACAGTAGTAACAAGATTAACAGATGTAGCTGGTAATGGTGAGCATTCTACTTGTAGCATTACTTTTACAGCTGGTACTCAACATGTACCAAGAGCAATATGTAACGGTCAAACAAGTAGTTTCCAAGCTAACTGTTCTGAGTCTATACAATATTTATTTTTAACTACTGCAACAAATCCAGTTGGAACAGAAGTTCTTTCTTCATCTATGACACTTACAGGTAACAATACTAGTAGGTTATATGTTGGAAGTGGTACAAGAAAAGTTTACAATGTTAGAGGTAATGCTGCTGCAGGTTCAACAACAGGTGCGTTGACACAGGGTGTGATGAGATTAACACCAACACTAACTGTTACGTCTGGAACTGGTACAGCTTCAACTTTTTTCAGTATACAATACAGACCAAACCCATCATCATCATGGACTAATGCTACAACTACAGCTGGAGCTACTATTCAATATAATAAACAGCTACAAGCTAGCAATGGATTTCCTGGCACGGTTACATACGATGTTAGTGCTGTTGGTGAATATAGAGTATTTAATGATCAAACAACAGGTGAACCTTGTACAGGTGGTGCAGCAAACTTTAAAGTTATATTTGGCGATGCTACTTACGGAACAAGCAATTGTAATGCTGGACCATTGTAATAATTAATAAAAACACGTAATACTAATAATATGCCTGTCACTTTAGAAATATCATATTTTAACTCATTTTATGTGAAGAAGTTGCAAAACTCAGATCCAGGAAGTGTGATAGTTGCAGTTGGTAATCCAAATACTAATCCACAATGGCCAGGTCCTACAGCAGATCAAGACCAAGACTGGTACATAGAAGAGTCTAGAATTAGAGGAGGTTATAATAACACTAGTGTAGATTTTGGTGTAAAAGCATATATAGTTGAAGAACAAGATAAACAAACTAGAAGACAAAACTCTTTAATATATTCAGGTATATTTAATTCTAGAACAGGTATAAACCAAACAAATCAATTTAGTGTTGCAGAAGAAATAACTAGATCTGTAGATCCAGTAGGTGGATCAATACAAAAGTTGTTTGCTGAAGATACTAATTTAACTATATTTCAAGAACGTAAAGTTAATATAGCATTGATAGATAAAGACGCTGTGTTTACAGCTGAGGGTCAACCAATAACCGCAAGTAGTAATTTAGTTATAGGTCAAATTACACCTATACTAGGTAACTGGGGTATTAGTAAAAATCCAGAATCTTTTGCTTATTATGGTTTTGATAAATATTTTACAGACAGATCAAGAAACGCTGTATTAAAACTAGCTGGTAATCAAATAGAAGAAATATCTAACACAGGTATGACAGATTTCTTTAGAGATCAATTAGCTGCTATAGGTTTATCGGCTACAGGTAAAGCAGTAGGTGGATATGATATTTATAACAATAACTATGTATTATCTTTACATGGTTCAACTTATAAGTTTAATGATTCTGATAACTCTGGTTATAAAACATTAGCTTATGATTCTAGAATACAAGGTTGGAATGGTTTTTTTAAATACAAGCCTGATCAAATATTTAGTTTACAAGGTCAATATTACACGGCTTTTGGTTCTAAGATATATAAACACTACACTAATACTGATAGAAATAATTTTTACGGAACTAAAGAACCTTCTCAGATTAAATTTATATTTAACCCTGAGCCACAAACAATGAAAACATTTAAGACCGTTAGCTATGAAGGTAGCAATGGTTGGGAAGCGACTTCTATTATATCTGAAAACACAGGCGCAACACCAAGCGGTACTAATCACGCTGACACTGGCGCTCGTATATATAGTTATGACGAAGGTGCTTATGTAGAAAACAATATACAATATAGAGCTGGTTTTTATAGAAAACAAAATAATTACCAAGCTTCAATAATAAACAATACTTCAACTCCTATGGCGGGTGAAGTAGTATTTGGTAACTCAATGACAGGTATAAAAGCTTATTATGCTACTGTTACATTAAGTACTGATGCTACTACAGATAATGGTGGTTTAAAACAATTATTTGCCGTAGGTTCTGAATATATAACAACTAATACTCAATAATATGCCAGGTCCAGCTTTAATATCAGCAGGCGTTAGTATCATTGGAGGGCTAATAGGTGGTGGTGCAGCTAGACGTAGAGCTAGAGCAGCCGCTAGAAAAGCTAGAGCCCTACAAAGAAAACTAACAGATTTAGAAAACAATAGGCAAGCTATAATAAATCCTTTTGATCAGTCAACTAATTTATCTAGTATGGCTCAAGATCTATCTGGACAATTAAGTAATCCTTATGCTAACTTAGGAGTAGCCACACAGGCTGCTGAAATGAAAGCAGAAGAAGCTGATATATCATTAGCAAATACATTAGACACATTAAGAGCAACAGGTGCGGGCGCTGGTGGTGCAACCGCTTTAGCACAAGCAGCTTTAAAATCTAAAAAAGAAGTAGCGGCATCTATTGAAACTCAAGAAGCGGATAATGAAAAGTTAAGAGCTCAAGGCGAACAACAATTGCAGCAGGCTAAAATGCAAGAGCAACAAAGAGTACAGCAACTTGCTATTAGTGAAACTGGTAGATTTCAAGATAATCAAGCTAGAGGTAAAGAGTTTGCGTTTAACGCTAGAGAGTCTAGAGAACAAGGTAAAATTAATAGAACAGCTGCTCAACTGCAAAATGCTCAAAATCAAATGGCACAAGCTAAAGCTGATAGATCTAGCGCTCTAACAGGTATGTTTAGTAGTTTAGCAAATATAGGTATAGCTGAAATAGGTAAATAGTAATAATATGAGACTGGATAATAAATACGTAAATAAAACAATAAAAGAATATTCTCAAAGTGATGCTATTGGTTTTAAAATAGATGCTTTTAAAGAGTCTGTTAATGGTGGTAGTTTACAAGATACTCCCGCTGTTGATGCTATGTATCAAGGTACTAGTCAAGAGTATGCTGATTTAACACAGGCTTTAAAATCTGGTAAAATATCAGGAGACGAAGGTCAAATAGCTCAAAATAGATTAAGAGCTTTGGATCAAGCACCTGGTGTTACTAAAAACTTTTTAGAAAATTTATATTCTGTATTTGATGGCACAGAAGAAAAATATTATGATCCTAACAACAACTATGAATGGGCTTTGGTAAATAAAATATTTAAAGGTGCTCCAGGTTTTGGTGAAAATCAAGGTTATAGTGTTGAAATGAAAATGAAAGAAGATGGATCACAAGATTTAATTGCTTATGGCAAACCTTTTGATGGTGGTGAGTTTGTAGTTAATAGTGCATCGTTAAATGATATGCTTGAAGCAGGTATAGAACCTGTTTCTGTAACACCGGATATACCTACAGACATGCAAGCTGTTGCTGCTAGTTCAGGTATATTTGAAGACAGTATGATTGAAGGAGATAAATTAAAACCTAGTGCTTTGTTAGATATAGATACATATGCGTTAAGAGGACCAGGAGGTGAATTTGAGTTTGAAGAAGTTCAAATAAATGATAAACAAAAAAGAAAGTTTCATAAATTTGATAAAGATAAAATACTACAAAAAGTTGATCCATTTTTAAGAGCTGAAATAGCTGGTATAATGGAAAACGAAAGTAGCGCTGTCGCAGCATGGAATATGTTTATTGGTTCTAAAATAACAGGTGAAGAAGATGCTCAAAGAGAAATAGATGCTACAGCAGGTGACAACAGTTGGTCTTACGATATATTACCATTAGACGCTAAACATAAAAGAGATTTTTACGAAGGATATAAAGAATATTTCTTTGATAATTATTTAAAAGCATTTACACAAAATATAATACCAGAAGGAGCAGCAGGTGCTATACAGGAAATTACAGTGGAAACAACAACAGATCAATTAAAAGATATAGGTTCAAAACTTAATAAAAAGAATCAATTATTTTATGATGAAGTTTTAAACAACATGGCTTCAAAAAGAGCAGCGGCTAAAACTAATGAATAGACAACAAAAACAGCTTTTAAACATATTTATACAGCAAGTAAAAAATGAATATGCTACAAAGCATGAGCAAGAAAATGCTCAGATACAAGACGGTACGTTATCAGAAGCTGATAGATCTTATCCTACTTCAGCACCTCCTCAAGATTTTCTTCAAGAGCAAATCGCTGTGTTTAAAACTTCTAAAGAATATTTAGACCTTAGAGATAAAAAAACAGAGATTCAAGTACGTGATGGTGTAGAAACAGTTTTAACTGGTGATAAAGATGAACCTGCTTTTGTGGATGGTGTGTATACGGTTCAAACAGAACTAGAGCCAGTAGTATTAGGTGATACAAATTTAGAAGAATTTGAAGAAGCAGAACAGCAAGAACTAATGGATGCGACTGGCGCAAGTGATCCATATTCTCAAACATCATTGCCATCAGATGAAGATACAACTACTAGAGTAGATTATAGTTTTTATCCAACAGAAGCTGCTCAGAAATTATCAGATGCGGCAAATACTGGAGGTGAAGAATATACTAAAGCTAGAAATGAATACGACGAAGCTATACAAGCTAAAACTGATGAATTAACAGGTTTAGCGAAAGCAGTAGGCTTAGATGTTCCTTATAATTTATTTGATATTGTAAGTAAAGCTACGTTTGGTAATAAAACAGCTAATCAAACAATTAGAGATTTACTAAAAGATATTAGAGAAAAAAAGCCAGAGCTTATAGACGCTAGCAAGCTTTATACAGAACTAGTAGATATTTCTGATGAAGGATTAGAAAAAAGCACAGTAAAGTTATTTGATTTAAGCAAAGCTCCTGAAGAAGAAGAAATATTTATTAAAAATAATCCACACTTATTTAATTATTTAAATAACAAAGAAAATAGTGTTAAAAAATTAAGAGAGCTTATAATAGAAAAAACAGGTATAGACCCTGACAAAGTAAATCTAGACTGGTATGAAAATCCTGAAAATTTATCAGATGATGAGCTAGAAGAAGTATTAGGAAATAAAAAGTTAAGCGAATATGCTAATATATTAAATTATTATAAGAAATACAAAGATGAATCTGAAAAAGGTAATTTAAAACCATTTGATGTTCCAGAAAACGCAGAACACGATTTAGCTGAAAAAATATTTGCTTATAGACAAGTTTTAAAAAATCCAAACCTGTCAGAAGAACAAAGAGAAAAAATATTAAAAAGAGTAAAATCATTATCTGCACTACAAGAAGATTATAGCACTGCAGATCAAGCTATATGGGACGCTAAATATGCTCCTGGTTTTACCGATGCTAAATACTATGGAGATTTAATAAAGGGATTTACTGGTACTGTTTTAGATATAACAGCTGGTTTAGTTGATACACCTGGATATGTAAATAAACTTCTTCTACAGACATTTTTTCCAGATGAAGTTCAAGCTATTGAAGATAAGTATGCTGGTGATACTGTAGCTGAAACTAAAGCATTAAACATGCTAGGAGCTTCTAAATTAAGTTTTGGTACTTCAGTTAATGGTATGATGCTTGCTAGTATTGCCCCTGATATATCTAATGTGATTAGAGAAACTGCAGATAATATAACTGAATCTGCATATCAATATAGAGGTGGTATGTTAGATAACATGACTACTGGTGGTTTTAATTTTAATGATGTTGCGGATGTTGGTGCTAGACTTACAAATGAAACTATAAAATCATTACCATATATGGTTGTTTCAAGTTTAAATGCCTACGGTGTTCCTGTAGGATTAATAGCTATAGGTACTAGTACAGCTACAAATACTGAATACGAAAACAATAATGCAGCTTCAGAAGCTTTTAATCAACTTCAAAAACTAGATCCTCAAGCAGAAAATTATGAGGAACAAGTAAAAGAGTTGCAAAAAGTAATAGCAGCTGGTGATATAAATGGTCGTAACCTAGCTCATTCTTTAGTGGTTGGTACTGTTAATAGTGTTCTTGAAAGATTTTCTGGTAAAATAGGTAGAGAATTTTTTGCCGCAGCTAAAGGTCAAGCAAAAGAACAAATTGAAAAAGGTTTAAAATCTTACTTAAATAAAGTTATGTTAGGTGTAGGTGGTGAAGGAGGTACAGAAGGACTACAATCAACAATTGAAAAATTATCTGAATTTATTGTACAAGGTAAAGAAGTAGAGTTTACAGAGGCATTAAAAGAAGTTATTGAGTCAACACTTATTGGAGGTACTTCAGGTGGTCTTGTAACCGGTGGTGGTAGTGGTATGAATATAGTTACACAAACCGTAAGAGAAAATGCACAAAATAGTATTTTAAAAGAGGTTAATCAAGAAAATTCTTTTGAGCTTTATAAAAATGATCCATTTGATCAAGTAGAAACACAAGCTGATGTTGAAGTTGAAAATCCTATAAATACTAATATAAACGAAGCTCAAATATTATTTGCTCAAGTACCTGGTTCAGAATACAGATTAGAAGGCGAAGTAAATTCAAAGATTGCAGCAGGTGATATAACTATGTTAGAGGGTAATAACATTAGACAAAACTTTAGAGATATACAAGGTGCTACAAATCTTTTAAAACCAGCTGGTCTTGAAACAAATGTTGAAGCAGTTAATTTGATGGTTGAGAAGAAAAAGCTTGAAGAAAGGATAGAAGAGCTAAAAAAAGTTAGTCCTGTAGCAGCTTCCAAATTACAAGTTAGAGTTGATCAAATAAATAATAGATTAGGTGACTTAACTACCGAAGCAATGTCTGATTCTAAAGGTATAGCAGCTGCAATTATAATTCCAGGTGTTACTAAAGTTATGGACTTAGCAGCCAATAATGAAAAGACTAATTTTAAGAAAAGAGAATTAGAACAAGATTCAGGTATAAATGAATTATTGTTAAAAACTATTAAAGATCCTAATACTAAAAGAGCTGATATTAACCAAGCAACAGATGCGTTAATAGAAAATAATAAAGCTCTATATTATAAAGCTGTAGGGTTTGATCCTCAAAGAGGTGATATATCTGGTAAATCTGTTATGGATGCTATACGACCATTATTAGGTCCTATAATTAAAAACTTCGATGCATCAAAAGGCGTTACATGGAGTACGTATGTAACTAATTCACTTAGTAAAAAGAAGCAACAAATATATAGCGAAGCAGGTATTGGTCAACAAAATATTAGTTTAGATGCTGAAGGTGCTATGCAGGTAGCTGATACACAAGCTGAACAAGATACACAGCAAGATATACCACAAAGACCTAAAGTATATCCTTCACAACTAGAAGCTGTAGCCAAAGTTCTTACGCCTGAGGTAAGAGAAACACAAAACACTAAAGTAAAAGATGAAATAATAAGATCAATTAATGATAAAGGTGTTAGTCCTAAAGTTGTAGCTACAGATCTTATAAGTAAAACTAGAGAAAAAGAAATTAGAAATGTTATCAAAGGAGCTGTAGGTAGGTTTGGTTCGCCAGAATATAATCAGTTTGTAGATGACGTTGTAAATCAAGACTTTATAAATTCATTACCAGTATCTACTATTAAGGGTAGATTTGGTAAATTATTTGGTATTGAAGAAATTAGTAGAACACCTACTAAAAATGTTAGAGAAGGTAAAAAAGATTCTAACTTTAAAAAGCAAGTATTTAGAATACCTAAAACTACGCCTGAAACTATACAAAAAATAAAAGATTATTTTAAAGCTAATGAAAAAAGATCACAGTCTTTATTTAGCATACTTGCTGAAGGTGCAATAGTAGAAGAAGTACAAACCATGCGAGGTGATACTGAGTTTATGAATAAACTAAACGATGTATTAGAATTAAAAGGTTCTGAATTAAATGCTGAACAGTTTATGGATCAGTTACAAAAAGATGCTGATCAAAGAACTAAAGAAGATACTTCATTAGATGTAGTTGAAGATGTATTAGATAATATGATACAAGGTGTTGATTCATATATAGAAAGTATGAAAGGAACACTTAGTGTTAATCCTATTGTTCCTGCTGCTAGAGCAATTAAAGCTGGGCTAAAAGTTTTTAAAACTGTTTATCAAAAAACTAAGTCTATAGTTAAAGCTATTAATGCAGCTGCTAATGAAATATATAATCGATTAAAAGGTGAAGTTTCTAAAAAAGACATAAAAACTATACTTGAAACAGAGATAACTCAAGAAAATGTAGACAACAATACTGTAGATCTTGATTCTCTTATTGATAATTTAGCAGAAAAACTAGGTGTTAACAGAGGTATTGCTTATGAAAACGCTGTTTATGATATTGCTAGAGCTGTTGCTAGAAAAGTAGGTCCTATATTTAAAGTAACAGGTGAACAAACCGAAAAAGAAGGCGCTGCTGATTTTAATTCTGAAATTGCCGGTAATGATTTTATAGTAGAACTAAAATTAGATCCAGCTAAGCTAGGTAGCGTTAAATTTAACATTAATTCTGATGGTAGTATTACGCTTGCTAAAGATAATGTTAAATCAAAAGAAGCTTCAGAAATAGCATCAAAGGAAGCAGGTAAAAAGGTAAAGGTTGTAATAGAAAAAGACTACACATTTAAAAAAGATTTGCAAAAAGCTGTTGCTAAAAACAAAAAGAATATAAAAAGATTTAGAGACAGAGCTGAACAACTGGGTCAAGATATGAAAGATTTTGACAAAGGAATTATAAATAAAGATGTATATAATCAGTTAAAAAAAGAAGGTTTATTAAATGATGCTAGAGCAACAATAACCATGCCTGTTGATATGGTTGCAGAAATATATCAAAAGAAAAAACCAAAACCTACTGATTATATAAATGTAAAAGGTAAAGGACTTTTTTCTTTTAATAATCGTTTAGGTTTACCAGTTGATCCAGTAACAGGTACTGTAGCAGTTAATGTTGGTTATACAACTTCAGGTACAATATATAAAAAAGTAGATGGTAAAAAAGTTGACACTGGTAATAGAGATTTTTTCTTTAGAGCAGAACCTTTTAAATTTAATGATTTAGGTAAATCTAAACATACTATAGATACAGAAGCTGGTATAAATAAATTATTAAAAACACCTTCGGTAAAAATTTTAGCTGAAGCTCAAAAAGAAAAAGGTAAAATAGCTAATACAGCACCTGATATAGTTAGTGATAAACAAACAACAGTTGAAGTTAAACAAACATTAGTTAACTCACAAGATGCTAGAAACAAAGCTCAAGAGGTAAAAAAAGAAACTAAAGGTTTAAGTGCTTTTGACTTTGATGATACACTAGCATTGACAAAAGAAAAAGTAATATATACGCTTGATGGTAAAACAGGTGAATTAACCGCAGGTGAATTTGCTGTTCAAGCAGAAGACTTAGCTGCTCAAGGAGCTGAGTTTGATTTTAGTAATTTTGAAAATGTAGATTTATCTACATTAGAGGGTCCAATGGTAGATGAAGCAAGGAAAAAACAAAAGAAGTTTGGACCAAAAGATATATTTGTTGTAACCGCTAGACCTAACGCGTCTGTAGATGCTATACACACGTTCTTAAAAGGTATTGGTTTAAATATACCTAAATCAAATATTACAGGTTTAGGTAACGGTGAGCCACAAGCCAAAGCTGATTGGTTTTTAAATAAAGCAGCTGAAGGTTATAATGATTTTTATTTTTCTGATGACTCATTATTAAATGTTCAACAAGTTAAAAACGTATTAGATCAAATAGATGTTAAATCTGAAGTACAACAAGCTATTGCTTCTAAAGAACAAACCTTAGATGAACAGTGGAATAAACAAATAGAAGAGGTATACAGTGTAAAAGCAGGTGAAACAGTAAGTGATGTAAGAGCTAGATTAGAAGGTAAGAAAAAAGACGGCGGTATAGTTAAAAGAATAGGTAAACAATTTACAATTACTGCATCTGCAGCAGACTTTTTAGGTTTATTATATAGCGTTGCAGGTACAGGTAGGCAAGGTGATAGACATTTAAAATTTATTGATGACCACTTAATTAAACCTTATAACAAAGCTGAGCAAGAATTATTATCAGCTAAAGTTACAATAGCTGCAGATTTCGCTGCTCTTAAAGATGCTTTTCCAAACATAAGATCTAGAAAAAATAAACTAGGTATACCAAGAAATCCATTAACTGATCCAATAGGAGTTGGTCCTTATACTAAGTCTCATGCTGTAAGAGTTTATTTATGGAGTAAACAAGGAACTGAAATACCTGGTATTGATCAAAAAGATGTAGATGCTTTAGTTGAAGCTGTTGAAAATGATTTAGAATTATTACCTTTCGCAGATAATATTTTATTAATTCAAAAAGGTGATGGTTATCCAGCACCAAAAAATTCATATTGGGTAGGTGGAAATATAGCTTCTGATATAATGAATGGTTTAGATACTACGTATAGAGCTGAGTTATTAACAGAGTGGAAGCAAAATGTAGATATAATATTGTCTGATAAAAACCTAAATAAGTTACAGTCTATTTTAGGTAGCAAATGGGTTGAAGCTATAAAAGATTCTATAAGTAGACAAACACGTGGTAGTAATAGACCTATATTTGAAGGAAGTGGTTCTCGTCAAGTCAACGATATGCTTGATTGGCTTAACGCTTCTGTAGGTGCTGTGATGTTCTTAAACATGCGTTCTGGTTTATTACAATTAATATCTAATGTAAACTTTATAAATTGGGGTGATAATAATATATATAACGCCGCTAAAGCTTTTGCTAGTAAAGAATACGTGCCTACTGTATTAAAGCTTATGAACTCTGATTATCTTGTAAACAGACGTGATGGTTTAAAGATAAATGTAAATGAAGCTGAATTAACAGAAGCTGCTAATAAAGGTGGAATACAAGGTATGATCAGTTACCTACTTGATAAAGGTTTTGTTATAACTAGAATTATGGATAGTTTAGCTATTGCTACTGGTGGTGCTACTTTCTTTATTAACAGACAAAAATCTTTATTAAATAGAGTAAATGAAAAGACTGGTGAACTATATACGCCAGCAGAAGCAGAAACTAAAGCATTTGATGATTTTTATGCAATAGCAGAAGAAACACAACAGTCAAGTAATCCTAGTAAAATATCATCTCAACAAGCTAGTTACGGTGGTCGTTTACTATTGTCTTTCCAAAATGTTACTATGCAGTACAATAGAAAGACTAAAAAGTTTATACAAGATCTTTACAACAGACGTAGAAGACCAGGTATGACTCAGCGTGAAAGTGATTTAAGTAATATATCAGGTGTTATATACTATGTAGGTGTACAGAACTTAATATTCAATGGGTTACAACAAGCTTTATTTGCTACACTATTTGATGATGATGATGAATATAAAAAAGAACAAGGCAAAACAGCTAGAATAGCTAACGGCATGTTAGATTCATTGTTAAATGGATTAGGTTTTGGTGGAGCTATTGTATCTACAGTTAAAAACTTAGGTATGAGATTACTTAGTGAAAGCGAAAAAGAAAGTCCTAAATATATCGATGCTGTAGATACTGTGTTTGATGTATCACCTGTTATAGATGCTAAGATTAGAAAACTAAAATCAGCTGCTAAAACTTTTGAATGGAACATGGAAGATATTAAAAAGAGAGGTTGGAACTTAGAAAATCCAGCTTATCTAGCAGTGTCACAAATAATATCAGCTTTTACAAACGTTCCTGTTGATAGGGTTTTAAGAAAAGGTATGAACATAGCTCAAGCATTTGATGAAGAAACTAAAGCTTGGCAAACAGTTGCGCTATTAATGGGTTGGTCAGGTTGGAACGTAGGTTTACCATATTGGGGACTGGAAAGTACTATTAAAAGAGAAGCTGAAGAAAAAGAAAAATTTATGGAAAAATATAAAAATGATGTCCGTAAATTTAAAAGCCAAGGATTTACTAAAAGAATACCTTTTACTGGTGCAAAAGCTTTACCAAAAGGAGGGAAACCAGAAGGTAAACTTGGTGTTGATTACATAGCCATAGAAAGATATGATGGCAAAATACAGTATTATATAAAACCTAAAAAATGAAAGAAAAATTTAAAAAATTCGTAGATAAACTACAGAAAGCTTGGAACGGGCTATTATATAAATTAATGTTTAAAAAATATAAATAATGAAAAATGAAAAAAATATTATTTGTCCTCTTTGCGGCGGCGTTTGCGGTATCTGTTAATGCTCAAGATAAAAAGAAATTATTTAAAGACTTTTTAAAGTATAGCACGGTGTATATTTCTGGAGATATTCAAAACTCTAAAGAAAACGCACCAAGTTATTTTGTTAGAACAAATCCTAATGGTAGTTTATACGATGTACCTGTTGTAGTCGACGGTACTGACTATTATGATTATGATTATCGCTATGGTTTTGGTATTCGTAAGATTGCTAGATTTGATTATGAAATAAAAGGTAAGCAATACTACGATGGCACTGAATCTAACGTGTCTATGACAGCACCTAACTCAGCTATAAAAGGTTTTGAATATGTATTTCATACGGAAAAAGAAAGATCCAGAGATGATGTTTTTAAAAATCATAGATATTTCTTAAAACATAGTGGTAAATACCATATTGCAAAAATAGAAAGTAGAAAACAAGGTAAAATTAATTTTGATTATAAGTCAGCTGAAATTAGAGCTAAGCTACCTATTGGTAAGAAATTTTCGTTAAGTGCAGGCGCCATTTATAGAACTCATGAGCGTCCTTATGGTTATAATCCAGTAGAAATATGGCTGAATGAAACTAATGAGGACGGTTTTGCAGTAAATCCTTGGTACACACTTGGTTTTTATTACGGTTATGATGATATATACTACACATATGAAGATGATTATTCAGGTGAAACAGTATCTGATTGGTACTGGATTAATGAAGAAGGTCAAACCGTAGCTTATACAGATTTACAATTTAGGCAAACAGTGTTCACTGATCTTATGAATCGTTATAATGAAGAGGTGTGGGAAGAAATTGACGCGTTTGGTGTTATATCACCAATCGTCGGTTTTGACTATTACCATTATAAAAATAACTTTTGGCTTCATGCTTACGGGTCTTATTTACTACCGTTTCATAACTATGTAAAAGGTGATGAAGCTTTTAGTTATCACAATAGAAACAACTGGGGTCTCGGTGGATTACGTGAAGATGCAGAAAAAGAACAGTGGGAAGATTATCAAACCGGTGTACAGTTTGGATGGAAACTTAGCAAAAGCATAGGATTATTTGTTGAAGGCGAATATACTAAGTTTTGGGATAGTAAGATATATAATAGTTCAGTAGGATTAAATATAACATTAAAATAAAATGGCAAAAAAAATAGGCGAAGAAACTCAAGTAACACTTGATCTTAAAACTATAGGCATGATAGTAGGTTTTGTAATTATGTTAGCAGGTATGTGGTTTACATTGCAAGCAGATATAGCTCAAGCTAAAGAATTACCTGAACCAGTTATTGATAGAATAGAATATGATTTAAAAGATGAGTTAATTCGTCAAACAATCATGGATACTCAAGAAGATGTTGAAGCTATGCGAGATCAACTAGATAAGATTGACGAAAGATTATATGAAATACAAAAACAAAGATAATGAAATATATATTTTTATTTTTAATACCGTTTGTATCATTTAGTCAACAAGATGTTCCTGAAGAATATTGGATAACAGATGGTGATTTTGAAAACGTTATTAATACTAATGAGGCTTTTGGTGATGATGAAACAAAACCTGTAATAGTAGAGTTTTGGGCTAAATTTAATGAAGCAAATTGTTTTGCTGACTGGGATAAATTAGAAAATGTAATTTATTATAGAGCTGATATAGCTAAAAACCCTGAAGCAAAAAAGAAATACAGAGTAAGAATGGCACCAACATTAATTATTTTTAAAGATGGTGTTAAAGAAATAGTTTTTAAAGCAGGTTTAGATCTTGTGTTACCTGCAAAATTAGAAGAAATACAAGAAGCAATAAACGAAGTTAATAAAGCTTCACAATTTTAAATTATGAGTAATAATTATAAAAAAGAAATAAAAAAAGTTTTCAAGCTAGATAGCGCGAAGAACATAGCTGGTAAATTATTAAATGGCCAAGGTGACCCGAATATGGTAGGTGGAACCATAGGTGGTTTAGATTTATTAGGTGGTGGTGCTGTAAAAGGTTTTGTAAAAGGAGCAAAAGGTTTTATTGGCAAAGCAAGACAGTTTTTAGGTAAAAAACCTCCTAAGAAAGGATTTTTTAAACCAATGCATAGAGATGGTAAAGTATATAATACACAATCTATTAACGATGCTTTTTCGCAAAGATTTGGTAAACCGCAAAACGTGGTTAAAAAAGCAACTGAAGGGAAAGGTGAATTAGCTGCTTTAAAAAAAGCTAAAAACATGGCAAGTAAAGCTGGACCAAAAAATTCAGTAAAAAGTTTATCAAAATCATCAACTAGACGAACAAACTTTAATAGTGGTCGATGAAAAAAAGAAAACTAAATAGTACTAATCCTAAATACTACCCTACCCCGGATCAAGAAGTAGTAAATGAACGTAGAGAGTTAATTGCTAGTATTCCTAAAGGTAGAAAACGTAACGTAAATGTTTACGCGGTATTTGAAATAGATTAATATGGAAAATATAAGTAAAAATATAACTTATGCTGAAGCTATACATTCAAATACAGCTAAGCGTAAAGGTATAGATAATACACCTAACCCTACTCAATTAGAAAATATGAAAGTTACTGCTGAAAAAGTTTTTGAGCCATTACGTGCTTGGGTTGGTGGACCTATAAAAGTAAACTCATTTTTTAGATCACCAGAACTTAATACAGCAATAGGTGGAGTTGCTTCTAGTCAACATTGTAAAGGACAAGCAATTGATATTGATGATGTTTATGGTAGAAAATCTAATGCTGAGATGTTTACTTATATAAGAGAAATTCTTGATTTTGATCAAGTAATATGGGAGTTTGGTACAGATATGAATCCTAACTGGATACATGTATCATACGTTTCAAAAGAAGAAAATAGAAATCGTTGCTTAAAAGCTTATAAAGACGATAGAGGAAAAACTAAATATAAAATAATTTAAAATGCCAAACAAAACAACAAAAGATAGTTTAGGTCGTGACGCAGCTTGGGCTAAATGGGAAAAAGGTTATATGGATAGAACCCATAAAATGAAAGGTACTAAATTTGAAAAACCTATTACTCCTGAAGAAAATAGAAGAGAAATGGAAATGGAAAGAGGTGAGTTCATGTATGATAAAGCTAAAGGTCAAATAAGACTAAGAAAAACTGATGATGCTGAAAGACCTTTAGAAATGAGATCACCATTAGATCATAAACCATTTACTGGTAGAGCTCATATACATAATAAAAATAGCGTATCATATGAGGGTGATAATACTTTTGAAAAAAACAAAAAAGCTGGTGGAAAAGTTGTACCAGCTGGAAAAGCCTATAAAAGCAGAGATGAATATATGAAGGATTCAACTAGAAACGAACCTCATAAAGCTGAAAAGAAATCACCATTACAAATGGTTGGTGTACAAAGCCCGTTAAATAAAATTAGTGGTCCTTGCAAAACTGCGGCTAAAAAGAAATTTAAAGTATGGCCAAGTGCATATGCTTCTGGTTGGGGCGTAAGATGTACTAAAGCCGGTGGGCCAAGTAAATACGGAGGCGGTAGTAAAAAATAAAATGAATTTATTTAATAACTTCGATATACAGACGTTTAAAAATAAAAAACCTCCTGCAGATAATTCTATGTCTACATTTAAAGAGATAAATGAAATAAATAAAATGCCTGTAAATGAAAAGTTTGTAAGATACAATGATGATCAGGAAAAAGTATTTAAAGATTTATTTAAAAAGAATAATTTAAAATTTCCTAATCAATTATTTAAACAATTAACTAACGATAGTCACCCTGTTATTAAGAAATTAAAAAATTATCATAATAGGACTAGACCAAATGGTTTAGCTAGTGGTTTTGGTTTAAACGTAGAAGTAGTTAATATGGATACAGCTAAAACTAAATCATATCCATCAGGTCACTCAGCACAATCTAGACTATTTGCTAAAGTATTTAGCGATATATATCCTAAATATAAACAACAATTTATGAAAGCCGCAGATGATATTTCAAAAAGTAGATTAATAGGTAGAGTACATTACCCTTCTGATTCACAAAACGGTGTAGAATTAGGTGATGCGCTTTATCAACACTATAAAAATCAAAACAATGAGAGTATTTAACACACCATTTAATTCACCTTTAAATAATAATGGTGATCCTAAAACAGAAACTAGAACCCGAACAGAATTAAGTAGCCGAGGTGTTAGAGATGTTTATCGTGGTGGAGGAGGTAAACCATTTGATTGTGCTACAAATAAAAACGCGGCACAAATAGTACAAAAAGCGTTTGACAACATGAATAAAAATTTTTCTAAAGGTGCTGTTTACAAGAATCCAAATCTAAAGTGGCAAGAAGTAATGAGGCAAGATGGAGCTAAAGCTTCAGATTATAGAAGAGGTATAACAAAAAACTATCAGTTATCAGGTTTAGTACAACAAGATGGTTGGACAGATGAAAAATACAGAAAATCAACCGATATTAATATTACAAGATTTCAAAGAGCGATGAAGTTTGGAAACCCTTGTAAAGCATACGAATTTTATAAAAAGATAAAAACAGGTTTAAAGAGAGGTAGACCAGAGGATTATTATTACTCTAAAA